GTGTTAACACACACGTGCACTTAAGAAGACAGACCCCGTCTAACATCTTGTTTCTTAGCAAGGTTTAGCTGTCATGTCACTTATTTGTACGGATGATTTTAGTTTCTGACTTGGTTTCATATTCTCATATGTTATCATTTTGGATTTAAATTTCTGCTCATTATTTAAACCCCCTTCTTCTCTTTCTCTTGAAAGAAAGGACCTCTTCCGCAAGGAGATACTTCGATGAATGTTCGATAGGAGTGTTACAGAGACAGCAGTGATAATCTGCTAAAAGAAATAACTTTATCCTCTTCTGTAAGTGTGAGTAACACTACCTAGCAAATGAAAATGCTAGCACCCCAACTTTTCACCCCTGGTTAATCGTGTAAGATTTGACATTGTATAGTCCCTTGACCAAAGGGTTTTCAGATAGTTCCGGCTACTGATACAAGATGTCTTTAAATGGTTTTGACGCGACCATCCTATTACACTAGGATCGAAATATTGCATAATAATGTGGATTTTCGGCGAGAAAGTAGTACAAATACCAAGGTCTTCACAGATTAAGCCCTGTGCAGAGTCTCAGAGTCTCGCGATTTCTGAGATCCGGTTTCCGCTTGGATTCTATTTGTCTATTAGTATCTCCCTCTTGAAGCTTAAAAGCAGTACGTTCGTATACAAGTCAGTGCCCAGCACTCACAAACTGGAACCCCCCCTTTCTTTTTACACTCATCATGGCTACAACTCAAGGATCAAACGTTTACTCTTGCGACATTGCTAACAAATTCGACGTTCTTGACGACCAATGGAGAGATCGCTCTCTTTTCTCACCTATGGGAACAAAGCGTTTCCGCTTCAAGCGTTCTCGCCCTACCTGTAGGCAATGGTGTAGTTACCCTGGCTGCACTTTTGTCCCCTCAAAGATCAAGGGTATGAATGACTACTTCGGACCATGCGATGATGACAAACTCCATGATTGGATGACGGTGTCGGAAGAGAACTTTGACCAACTTCTCTTCCTATATCGTTATCTTTTCCCCCGGACCCAACGCATCCCTGGAGAGACAGCAGTTGAAGCTCGCAGGCGTGAGTACAAGGAGAAACTCGAATTGCGCCCAGAGGACATCAGCTATTGGCTTGGACAATCGGAATGGATCGGACAATCTGGACCTTCTGTTTTGAATGATTTGAAAAAGGAACGCAAGCAAGCAGTGAAGAACTCTTTTACTACTCACGAGCAGTTGAAGAGGGAACAAAACCACTTGCGACGACAACTGGAACGGAACAAATCGAAACGGAAGAATCTTGAGAGGCAAATCAAGTTCTTTGGACAAACTGGACGGATAGAAGAAACAGATACAGACATGAGCGATTATGTCTTGACTGTCAATAATATCCTACGGACGAAACACAATGCAGTGAATCGTGAACTGCAGGCTTTTGGAATTTTGAAACGTGGTGTGGGTCCCTTCACTCCCCTGACTGAAGAACAACTCAGATCGAAAGATCTGGTTTACTATTCGAGGGAACCCATTCCTATCAAGCGCATGCTTGATGAGAAATTCGTCGGACAAGGAATATTTGGCGAACTTAGTGAAATACCTGAGAACGTCAATGGAACGCTGAACGCTATGACTAACAGTTTTACTAGCTTTTCGCTTACGAGTGAGAACTTGTCGAACGTTATGAGACAACTGACTGACTTCCTGAAAGCATTCACTCCGAATGATGATCTCGACCCAATGATCATTCTTTCGAGCTTGCACCATCTTCTTCTGTCGTATCGGCAAAGAAGTGTTGTAGGTTTCATGCTTGGACTGAAAACTCTGACTGGACAACTTGGATTGACATACAGTGTTATTTGTAATGCTGCTGGACAACTACTGGGAGAAGTCTCGGCTGCCTTTGTAGGACAAAGCCTTGATCTGGTGATGGAGACAATTTTTAAGGACAGTAAGATGCACCATATTGGTGTCGCTGGTTCTATAATTGTTTCTATCATCGGAGCATTGTTTTGCGCAGGCCCCACAAAGGGTCTCTCAAAGTATGTTGCTGACTTCGGACGAGTTGCTATTGGATGGGACAAAGCTTCTTCTCTCTTTGAATGGATTAAAAGAACTGCTCTAGATGTGTACTATACACAGACAGCAGGAATATCCTTGGAACAAAAAGAGATGGAGGAGAAATACCCCAGAATCTTGGCACTCACGGCAAAAGTAGAAATGCTTATGTCAACTGACTTCGACATCGGATATCTCGACAACAGTAAAGAACTTGCTGAAGCTGTTGTTCAGTTGGATAATGACTTGGACTCGTATCGGACTATGGCTATGCGTGCAGGAGACAAGAAATTGTCTGCTGTGCTCTCATCACAGATTCACAGGCTGGCGCTGATTACTACTGCTGCGCGGAACTCTTCTGCAAAGCACAACTCTCGGCGTATAGCTCCCCTGACGACTTATATCTACGGACGACCTGGAACTGGTAAAAGCAATCTTGTAGATTTGCTCAAGGCGCATATCTACAAGAATGAGTTTACCGATTCCAACTGGACTCAACAGAACATCAGTTACAATCGTGTCGTTGAAAATGACTATTGGGATGGTTTCTTGGTGAACCAACCCATAGTCATTTACGATGACATATTGCAGACGAAGGACACCATTGCGATGCCGAATCCTGAAATCATGGAAATCATCAGGATAAAGAATGAAGCACCTTACCAGTTGCACATGGCTGCTGTTGCTGACAAGAAAAACCATTTCTTTAACGCAAAGCACGTCCTAGCGACTAGCAATGTAAGGATCCCTTCACCGGTATCGATTTCAGATAAGACTGCCTTTACCAGAAGGTGGGATATTGCGATCGAAGTGAAAGTTCTTTCAGAATATGGGAAACTGAAAGGTGTGCAAGGAGATGCATATTATGCTGTAGACGACTCAAAATTGCCTCGCAAGGGTGAATTTTGTAAGGAAATCTATGACATTGATGTGTACAACCTGGCAGACGGAACAGTTATTTCTCAAGGAATGAATCTTGATGACTTTCTTGTCTTCTATGACAAGGCCTATAAGAATCAAGTGGAAAAGACTGAACGACTCACAAGCTCTATCAATAAACTAGTTGGATTAGAAACTGTGACAAAACCCGATCACGGTGATTTCACGACAAAGTTTATTGCTCAAGCTGGACGCAAACCCGCAGAAACAGGAAACACTAGGACCGAATTTACAGAAACTTCTAACAAGTTTGACGTGTTAGATGATGAATGTGAAGCGGAAATAGTGGAAATGGCGACTTTGATGGAAAATGCAATGACACCCCCGGACTCTGAGTTCAAGGATGCTGTTGACACGGAATTGACCCCTGACGAAATCTTGGTTGAAGTGCTCCGTATAGAGCAAGCAGCCAAGCCAAAGTCAATGATAACGGAATGGATCTCAAAAGCAAAATTATCCACGCGGTATAATGCTTTCAAAAACTATTTGGCACATAGTAAGATTAAGGATTTGATCAGTAGTGGTTTATCCAAGATCTCTATGGCAGGAAGATGGTTGTATGCGCTGTTTACGAACACAAAATGGTCTCTTTTGATCATGGCGGCTTCTATGGCGTGTATAGCTGGACTCTGGGTAGGACGAATGGCTTGTCCACTCGTTCTCGACGGTACAACAGACGACTTCCTGATATCTGTTATAGAAAATACTCATGACTGTGACTTTTGCCATCCTCTCAAGAACAAGACGACGTTGAAGGAAATCTACGATGGAATTCAGCAGAACTTGCTTGGAGCTTCTGTCATCCAGAACCAACCCGGGACAGACAAAGCTCTTATACGGATAAGCACGGAATTGATTGAACGACATATAACGGACCAAATTGATGAACGGATTAAGAACGCTAATTTGATTCGTGAACAATTCATGAGCTGCGAGTCTAAGGAAACGAAGACAAGAAACGCACGCTCATCTTTTGTTCAGGAATCAAAGGAGACACGGACTAGACACCCTCTGGCACGATTTGTTCAAGAGTCAAAAGAGACCAAGACCCGACAAGCCAAAAGCAACTTTGCTGCTGAAGGCGTCTCAAACGAACAGACTCACGAACAATGGGAGCATACAACTTATAACAACTCTGCTGTTATTGTGTGTTCACGCTCGACTGCATGTGGCGTATTTGTTGCTGGAAGAGTATTCATGACTGTTGCTCATGTATTGAGCGGAGACAGCGTGAAAGTGTTAAAACCCAACCACTCTCAAGGCAATACGTATGCTATGAAGGACCTGACGATTACCCACATGACCGACCTGAACGGTGACAAGACTGACCTCGTGTTGGTTACGTTACCTAACGAAACGACCCACAGGAATATCATCCAGAAGTTCGCTGTATCTGAACCTATAATGCAGCGAAAGAAAGTTATCCTAAGTGGACTACGGCAGTTCAAAGGAAACGCACTTATTAATCAGATGAGTGCCCCTGGATGTGACATCTGGAAATCAATGAGCTACACAGTTGAAGGCCGAGAGATACCAATCAATACTGGAATAGTATATGAAATGGACACTAAGGCTGGAGATTGTGGATCCTTGTTGTACACAACTGCTACCCAATCCGCTGGTAAAATTATTGGAATGCATGTTGCTGGGTCAACTGGAAAAGGCATGAGTTACCCCGTTTCTCGTGCTTTCATCCAACGGAATATGGACTTGCATGCTGTGGACACTCCACGCAGGCATTTTACGGACGCGACGACTGATTTTGAAGGACAAGGACTTCCAAAAACGGACAGTTTGGAAACTTTGGGAAATTGCAGTCACTTTGCTTATGTTGAACCCCTCAATGTTTCAAGTGTGACACAGCTATCCCCCTCTATCTTGTCTGGAACTCTTCAAGAACCTGATACCAAACCTGCCTATCTTAAACCTGTAGAAATACAAGGTGAGTTGGTGGACCCAATGGTGAAAGGAATAAAGAAGATTATGACCTACTCGAACGGACTTGACGACAACTTGCTGCAAATGGCTTCAGATGATGTGGAACACCTGCTCAAAAAGGACTTGAAAGAACCCCTAAGAGTGTTTACCTACGAAGAAGCTGTGCGTGGCATAGAAGGACGCGACATGATCAGTCCTCTAAATCGCAAAACGTCACCTGGATACCCTTACACAAAGTGCAACCCTGCTACAGGAAAGCACCATTGGTTTGGATATGGAGATGACTACGTGATCAACGAGGAGATACGACGTGATGTTAACGAAGTGATTGAATGCTGCAAAAACAATGTCAGACCCGCAGTAATCTGGACAGCAACGCTGAAGGATGAAAGACGACCTATCGCTAAGGTTGAAGAAGGCAAGACAAGAGTGTTCACTGCTGGCCCCCAGCATTACACACTCGCAGTACGGCAATACTTCCTGAACTTCATTGAACATATCATGATCAACAGGATAAAGAACGAAATCGGCGTCGGGACTAATCCATATGGTATGGATTGGCACCAGACTGCTCTTGCATTGCAATCGAAAGGTAGTAATGTGATTGCTGGTGATTTTTCGAATTTTGACGGCTCTCTACGACAGGACGTGTTATGGAAAATCTGTGATATCATAAACGCATGTTATAATGATGGAACAGAGAATGCTAACATACGCGAAGGACTCTTTACTGAAATCTTGAATGCGCGCATCTTGGTGCGTGGTGAGATCATTCAGTGTGATCATTCTCAACCGTCAGGAAACCCACTGACCGTTATTGTGAACAGTATATTCAATATGATTGTCATGAGAATGTCATATCTATTGCTGCTGAAAGAGAGAAATGAACCCGTTCATCTTCTTGATTTTAGAAAGCACGTTAGTATGCAGACTTATGGTGATGACAATTGCTTGAACATCTCAGCCGAGATAATTGATTGGTACAATCAACAGACGATAACAAAAGCATTGTCAACTATTGGACTTACCTACACAGACGAAGGGAAAACTGGTGAATTGGTGAAAGCCAGGACACTCAGTGAGATCGCTTACCTCAAGAGAAGTTTCGTGAGGGACAACAATGGAATATTCAAAGGACCTTTGTCATATTCAGTGTGCTTGGAAATGACGAATTGGATTCGTGGTAACAGAGAGGAAATCGTGGAGGCTTCTTTTGAAAACTGTAAGGCTAGTTTGCAAGAACTGACCCTGCATGGACAGAAAAGCTTCAATGAAGCGAGGACCCGCATGGAACCACACTTTGTGGATTACGAGCACAGGCTTCCCACGTATGCGGAGTGTGTAAGCATTCTGTCGCGTGAAAGCCCCGTTTTTCACTACTAATCTCCTCTGCAGCCTCATATAGTTTCGCAAGCTATTGGGGTGATGATCTCTGGAGTTTCTCTTAGGAGAAAGTCAGCGGTATTTACTGATAACTGACTATAATCAAATTTCTGCGTTGGAATAACTTTAACTTGAGTATTCCGTCAAACTAGCAAAGTTGCCGACAACCAACAACAAATGACTAAAGACGTGATCCCCATGGACACAACCAATGACGTTTCTGTGGATGTGCAAGCTGAACCAGAGATGACACCAATGGACTCGACTATGATATCAATGGCCAACACTAACAGAGACGTGCACACGTTAACAGATATGGTGGAAAGATTCGTGGTAATCGATAACTTCAAGTGGTCAAGTACTGCAACACAGTTGCAACAGCATTATCCCAGGACAGCATCCGATGCAAATTCGACATATTATTTGAAGAAATACTTGTTCCCTGAGCAAATTCTTTCAAACTCGTCGTTGATTCGTCAAAAGCTGAACAATTTTATGCTGATGAAAGCTGATCTAGAGATTGACATAAAGGTTAATGCAACTCCCTTCCAACAAGGGGCTCTCTTGGTAAGCTATTATCCACGGACTACTGATAACTTCAAAACCCGAACATCTGAATCACTAGCATCTGTAACTTCTGCTCCGAACCGTATCTTGCAATTAGAGGAAGGTAACTCCATTACCATGACTCTCCCATATGCAAATGAAGCAGACTATTTTGACTTAACTGATTCGGACGATCAATTTGGAGGTATCTATCTCTATGTTATCGCTCCAATTAGTGAGGCAGTTAGTCCCACCGAGGCTGACGTTACAGTGCGTGCACGTTTTGTTAATGTTGAGCTGGCAGCACCCACTGACAACTCAATACTGACACAGACAAAGTACATCGATATCGAAATGGAACGCTTACAACACCATAGGAGTCGTGTAGTTACACGACGGGGTATGGATACTCATTTCTACGGCCAGGCTGGTAAAGCTGAAGGTGAAGTAGGTATAGTGAGTAAAGTAAGTGACGCTGTTGGAACAGTGGCCGGTGCTCTTTCGGGAGTGCCCGTCATTGGTGGAGTAGCAAAGACAGTCAACTGGGTATCAAGAGCGGTAGGGGGTGTTGCGTCAGTTTTCGGACTGTCCAAACCCACTGAGCTCTTGGCAACTCACAGAGTTGTATCGCAACCAGCAACCCAAATGGCTAACTTTGAAGGAAAAGATACATCTATTGTGTTGGGTGGAATTGCAGACAACGCCATCGATACATCGTCAATGATACCTAGTAAAGTTGATGAGATGAGCTTGGAATATATGTTTGCAAGACCTAGCATAATTAAGAGGACCACTGTGAGTAAAACACAATTCACGGGCAAGCAATTGCTCATGTCTTTCGACGTAGCTCCAGTGACTATCGACAACCTTCAGAGTGACAATAAGACTCTCACATTGAGTGCTTTCTCTTATGCTGCATGTTTTGGATTGTACTGGCGTGGCTCAATTGAGTATGCGCTTCAAATCACTAAGACTGTTTTTCATTCAGGCAGATTTATGGCTGTGTATTTCCCGAATACCTCTTCGGCTGATTTACCAGCAACATACTCTGAATCAATGACAACCAATCTTAACGTGATATATGATCTAAAGGCAAAAGCAGACGAGGAGCATTCTCTTGAGAAACCTCTTGTTATTCCTTACACATCCAATGCCCCTTGGAAGAGGACCTTAAAACCCTCGATCAACGGTATGGATGTATACAGTGCTGACGTGACTATAGGAAGTGTGGGCATTTATGCTCTGAACGAATTGGTCGCGCCTGATACAGTTTCAGATGAGATAACACTACTACTCAGACAGAAAGGCGGAAAAGATTTCGAGATTGCAGTACCCTCTATACAAATGAGGACTGGCTATGCTAGTTCACCTTCAACAGATGAGGATGTCTTTCTTGCGGATCTCAACGCTGCCTATGCCAATGTGTATCAAGTCGATGCAGAAATTGGAGCCCTAAGTAAGCCAATATACGATGTCGAAGATGTTCCACCTGGTTCAACAAATTTTGTTGCAATAAATCCTAGTGGTTCCATAGACTGGAGTTGGGTTAACTTAGTGGATCTGCCAACAACCCTGGCAGATGGCGTGTACACTTTTAATCTGTTTGTAGACTTCCAGGTTGCTGAAATAACCAGTGCTTCCCTAGCATTCGGCATAACAGTAACAGACGGAAAGTACGAATCCGTTACAACATCCAGATTAGAAGGCACAAGTTCTGATGTAGTGCGTTTCAATATACGAGTATCAAAGCCTGTATTTTACGGACAAAATGGTGAGTATGATGAAGCTAACTCCGAGGAAGTGTTTGGAGCGATAACGTCAACCCGAAGCATTTCCTCAACCACGACCGGCGAGTATCTGAAAAGTGCGCGAGCATTGATTAAGAGATTTGTCCAAGTGGCTGATTTTTCCAGTGGTCATTCGTTTACGCCTGTCTATCAACACACTGACGATGCTGGCTTTAGGTCTTATGATACTAAAACCAATGTCGTCAATGAGATAGGTGAATCCTGGATGTCCATTGTTTCAAACCTTTTTCGATTTCATGCAGGGTCAGTGAGATACAAGTTGTTTTCTCTCTGGAACGATGAAATAACCGCTGCTGCAAGGATTAGCAATTCAGTGAAAGTTGGACTCGCTTATAAAGGAGTTGATCCAGCCTACAGCCAAGTCCTGGTGTCTAACGGGTGCGTAGAAATACAAATACCCTATTATGGCACTAGACGAGCTCGTGTGGTTGGTGACGACACCCCCAAAACTAGTCTAGCAGGAATGCAAGTCTTTACCACTGGTACACGGTTCCCGACTGTGTATGAAGCCGCTGGTGATGACTATTCTTTCTGGTTCCTGGTAGGACCTCCTGTCATGACGCATGTCAACTTTGACTTTGCGGAAAAGAGTGAATACCAGATCAAGCAGGATTCGAAAACGGTTGCAAGACAAGCTTACGTTTCAGTACTTGAGTAAGCTTGTTTTTCGGAAGAAATACAAGTACCCGAGACCTTATGTCTCAACCTTACACCTATGGTTTTAGGAATGCCACAACATTTCTAAGATTATTGAGTGGGTGGACACACGATTGACAAACGTGTCCTGATGTGAAATTTTTGCTTCCCCACTCGGGGTGTTTTTCTTCACATTAGGTTTACCTCCTCAGCACAATGGTGTATTTTGCTGTCAACGTAATTGTAAATGAGCGTAGCCTATCCTTCTGGTAG